AGCGAGCGTGCGCGGCATCGAAATCGCCGGGGTTTTTCAACAATTTAGCCTGGAAAGTCGGCCCCTTAGAGCGGCACGCAACGTGCGGTTTGGTGAGTTTCCTAACAATCGGCCCGAGGTGAATCGTGGCAAAAGCGGGACGTAGACCAAAGCCGACAGCCCTTCGGATTCTTGAAGGCACCGTGAAAGGGCCGCCGAAGCGGGAGCCATCGGCACCGGTCGGAGTGCCGCCGATGCCAGAGCGGCTCAAGGTGGACGAGATTGCCACGGCCAAGTGGCACGAACTGGCCGGCATCTTGACTGGTATGGGAGTGTTGACTACCGGCGACGGCGAGGCTTTAGCCACGCTGTGCGAGGTTCACTCGGCAGAGCAGTCGTGCCTGCTGCAGCTGCGGGCAGGCGGTGCTGTGATGCACACAGATTTAGGCGGCGTAAAACCGAATCCTGCTGGCCCGCTATATCGCTCGCTAGTGGCGATGAAGTCTTCGCTATTGAGTGAGTTTGGCCTGACGCCGTCTTCGAGGACGAAGCTTGCCACGCAAATCGAAAAGCCGAAAGACGATCTCGAAGACTTCTTCGCCAAGCATGGCTAGCCGTCCTGGCATTGACCAGGCCAAGGCTGACCGCGTCTACGCTTTCTTTGAGACCGTTCTGAAGCACTCCAAGGGGCAGACGGCCGGGCAGCCGTTCCTGCTGCTGCCGTGGCAGCGTTACGTGCTCGGCGAGATTTTTGGCCGCTGCAGACCGGATGGAACGCGGCAGTACCGCCAGGCGTACATCGAGATCCCAAAGAAGAACGGTAAGTCAACGCTGCTGGCTGGCATCTGCCTATACGCACTGGTCGCCGATGCGGAGCCGGGGGCCGAGGTCTACGGTGCGGCGTGCGACCGGGAGCAGGCTGGCATCATCTACCGCGAGGCTGCGTCGATGGTGCGTGCGGCGCCGGCGTTGTCTCGCGTGCTCGAGGTGGTGGACAGCCGTAAGACGATCATCCATCGCGGCAGCAACTCGTTCTACCGGGTGCTTTCTGCCGACTCATTTCGGCAGGAGGGACTCAATATCCATGCGTGCGCTTTCGACGAGGTGCACGCACAACGTGGCAATCGTGCCTTGTGGGATGCGTTGCGGTACGGCGGCGCAGCCCGACGGCAGCCACTGTGCCCTATCGGCATCACGACGGCCGGCGAGATGAACACGTCTCATTTGTGGTGGGATCTGCACACCTACGCCGAGAAATGTGCGGCCGACCCGAAGTTTGACCCGACGTTCTTCGGGGCAATCTTTGCGGCGGATCGCGAGGATGACTGGAAAGACCCCGCGGTGTGGGCCAAGGCGAATCCGTCTCTGGGAGAGACCATCAGCGAGGAATCGTTCCGCGCCGATTGCAAGGCGGCGGAGAACTCTGCGACGCAGCTCAATGCGTTCCTTCGGTATCGGCTCAATATTCCGACCACCAGCGACGTTCGGTGGCTGCGGCCCGATCAGATTGCCGCGTGCAACGGCGGCCCGCCCGACACGCTTGAAGGCCGCGACTGCTGGTGCGGGCTTGACCTTGCAAGCAACTTCGACACGACCGCGTTTGTCGCCGTGTTTCCTGATGCCGACGGCCACTATGACGTGGTGGCGAAGTTCTGGATTCCCGAGCACAACGCCGAAGAGCGAGCCCGCAATGACCGAGTGGACTACATGCGTTGGGCGGCCGAAGGGCAGTTGACTCTGACCGAAGGCAAGAGCACGGACTACAAGCGAGTGCGAGCGGACATTCTGGAGTTTGCTGGCAAGCACCGCATCCGCAAGCTGGCAGTGGATCGCTGGAACGCAACGCAACTGGCCACCGAGTTGGCCGACGATGGGTTGCCGGTGACGTTGTTCGGCCAGGGCTTCGCGTCAATGAGTGCTCCCACAAAGAAGATTGAGGGCATGTTCGTCGATGGCAAACTGCGGCTGGCCGGGAATAAGCCCCTAAACTGGCAGTTAGGCAACGCTGCGGTGCAGAGCGACCCGGCTGGCAACGTGAAGGTGTCGAAGAGCAAGAGCACCGAGCGAGTTGACGGCGTGGTCAGTCTGGTGATGGCATGCGGCGTTCACATGGGCGAGAGCATGAAGCCCGCCGACTTGCCTGAAATCTCCTTCTGGTGACGCATGGAAGCGACGGCCGCACTGCCTGAGATAAAGTTCCTCGACACTCGCATGTCCCGCTGGGACGATCTTGTGGCCATGGCCGGCGAGAGCGGCGTGAGGATCACGCCCGAGACGGCGATGAAGACGGCGGCCTACTTCGCGTGTGCCCGCGTGGTGGCCGAGACGGTGGCAAGCCTTCCGCTGCATCTGTACCGCCGCCTGGACGACCACAACAGCGAGCGGGCCAAGGATCTTCCGCTCTACAACGTGCTGGCCAAGCGGCCCAACGGCTGGCAGACGCGGTACGAGTGGGTCGAGCAGATGTGTCTGCACCTTGGGTTCTACGGCAACTCGTACCAGTTCAAGGTGGCCGGCGACCGCGGCAGCGTCAGCGAGTTGCACCCGCTCAACCCGAGCGGCATGAAGGTGGTGCAAGAAAAAGACATGTCTCTTTCTTACGTCTACACGGATCCCAGCACGGGCCGGCAGCAGGCGTACCGCGACGATCAGATCATGCACGTCCGGTGGCTGTCGTTCGACGGCGTGCACGGCGAGGTGCCGGTCGAACTTGGCAAGGACGCAATTGGCTTGGCTCGCGCTCTCGAGCAGTACGCCGCGACGTTCTACCGGAACAATGCCCAGCCCGGCATCGTGCTGCACACCGACCAGGCGTTGCCCCGCGAGGTCCGCGAGCAGCTGCGGGACCAGTGGGAGAGTGCCCACCGCGGCCCTGCCAAGGCTGGCCGCACGGCGATCCTCAGCAACGGGCTCAAGGCCGACAGTGTCTCAGCGACGAACCAAGAGAGCCAACTGGCCGAGCTCTGGATGCAGTCGCTGATCAGCATCTGCAGACTCTGGCGCATGCCCCCACATTTGGTGCAGGAATTGGGCAGAGCGACGTGGGGCAACTTGCAGAGCGAGATGGTGTCGTTCGAGAAGTTCACCATTGCCCCGTGGCTGCGTCGCATCGAGGGTGCAATTGAGCGTGACGTGCTGCCAGAGGACGGCGAACTGTACGCCGAGTTCCTTGTCGAAGGGCTGCTGCGTGGCGACATCACGACCCGCTACCAGGCGTATGAGGTTGCCATCCGAAACGGCTGGATGAAGCCCGAGGAAGTGCGAATGAAGGAGAACCTCGGCCCGATGCCAGAGGGCGACGATTCGCCTGGCGAGTCTGAGGGCACGCCGGCCGACACGGTCGGGGACGTTGCCGAAATCGACAACACCACGCCGGAAGGCGACGCAATCACGGAGGCTGTAGATGAGTGACGAATTGGCTGTGGCCGAGCAGATCGAGCGGCGTGACTGGGAGTTTGCCGAGGACGCCGGCGTAGCAGTGGAGACGCGGGCCGATGGCCGGCTGATGCTTACCGGCTACGCCGTGCGATACAACACGCTCAGCGTTGATCTTGGCGGGTTCCGTGAGACCATCCTGCCTGGTGCGTTCGACAAGGTGCTGAATCGTCAGCGCGGCAAAGGCGACGTGGTCGCATTGTTCAATCACGACCCAAATCAATTGCTGGGCCGCACGTCAAGCGGGACGCTCGAGCTCACCAGCGATGACAAGGGGCTGAGGTATTCGGTGGTGCTGCCCAATACGGAACTGGGCCGCACGGTCGGCGAGCTCGTGGCCCGTTCCGATTTGCGCGGCTCGTCCTTCGCGTTCACCGTGGAACCACGCGGCGAGCAGTGGGCGCCAGGCGAAGACGGCAAGCCGAGGCGGTCGATTCGCGAAGTGTCGGGACTCTATGACGTGAGCGTAGTGACACATCCGGCGTACCCATCTTCGACCACGAGCGTTGCCCGTCGAAGCTTGGAGGCGTGGCTAGCATCACAGGATCCGGCTGTAGAGCCGGGGCCGGATGCCAAGCCAGATATGCGGCCGGCAGCGGCCGCTGGTCTGCGGCTTCGTGCCGCACGTCTCAGGAGCTTTCTGCGTGGCAAAGCCGGGTGAAATCTGCCCACAGTGCGGCAAGGGTCGCATCCGCACTCGCTCAAGCGTGCAGGCCGGCGAACATTCGCAGGTGCGGTACATCGAGTGCCAGTGCTGCACGTTCCGCTCCAAGCAAGTCGTGCCAGCGGAGTACGTCTGCCGCCGTGCTTTTGTAGATACAAACTCCCGGCGAGGTTGAGTGCCATTCGTCCCGTAGTGTGAACAAAGACACGGAAGTCACCGTTCACACCACGGAGCGCCAAGGATGGCCACCGCACTCACGAAGCTTCAGGACCGGGCCGCCGCTGTGGCCGCCATGCTCGATGACTTGTCGAAGGTCGAGGACCGCTCCGCGGAGCAGGTCGCCGAGATGGACAAGCTGGCCGGCGAGGCCGAGCAGCTCGAGAAGGAACTCGCCCGCGAGCATGCCATCGCCGAGCGTATCACCGCCCTGCGTGGCAAGGTTGCCGCCACGGCCAAGCCGGTCGAGGTGACCGTCGCTCCCGCGGCTGCCCCTGCTGCCGAGCGTGCGACCAGCGGCAAGGGTCGGCACTTCCGTTCGTCCAGCGACGCGGAAGCGTGCGGCCGGTGGATTCGCGGCTACGTTCTCGGCCGTGCCGAGGATCGTTCGTGGTACGAGAAGCACGTCGAGGCCCGCGCCCTGTCGCCAAACGACAATGCGAAGGGCGGCGTGTTCATTCCAGACACGTTCGCTTCGACCGTGATTCGCCTGGTCGAGTCGTTCGGTGCGTTCCCCGCTCAGGCCAACAACCTGCAGATGACGAGCGACACGCTCTACATCCCGCGTCGGGTGAGCGGCAACACTGCGTACCACACGGCCGCCAATGCCGAGACGCTCGCCACGGACATGGCGACCGACAACGTGATGCTTTCCAGCAAGGAAGTTCGCGTCGGCACTCGCGTCCCCAACCAGCTGATCGACGACTCGGCGATTGACCTGGCCGGGCTCGTGGCCGAGGAGTTCGCCCTGGCCATCGCGCAGCGGATCGACGAAGACGGCTTCATCGGAACCGGCGCCAGCCTTTACGGCGGCATCCGCGGCATCCAGTGGAAGTTCGAGAACGAGACTCTGACTGCAGGCATCAACGACTCGACGCAGACGGCGGTGACCGGACTGACGGTTGATGACTTCCTCTCCACTGTGGCCAAGGCTCCGACCTACGCCACGCAGAGCCCGACGTGCGGCTGGTACTGCACGCCGCAGATGCACGCTCTTGCGATGCAGTCGCTCGCTCTCGGCGGCAACGGTGCCCTCGCCAATGAGATTGTGGACGGCGTCCGCCGCCCGACGTTCCTCGGCTGGCCGGTGTTCTTCAACAACGTCATGCGGAAGAGTGCTTCGGCCGGTCAGTGCGTGGCCCTCTTCGGCGACATGAAGCGGTCCAGCCACTTCGCTCTGCGACGCCAGGTAGCGGTGCGTGCGAGCACGGACCGCTACATTGAATTTGACCAAGTTTACTTCCAGGCCACGGTGTCCTACGACGCGGTGACCTCGGACGTGGGCGACGCTTCCAACGCTGGCCCGGTCGTGGCTCTCATCCTCTGACCCCAAGAACAAGGAATCAATCGTGAACCACGCACAGAATCAGAAGAGCGTCGTGTCCCTGTCGGCCGCGGCTGGTGTCGCGTCTGGTGCCTCGCACTCGGCCGCCATCGACTGCCTGGGCTACGACTCGGTCAGCATCGACGTGGCGTACCGCTCCATCGCTCACACGTCGGCCCCGGCCGTGGTGACGCTGAAGCACTCTGACACGGATGGCAGCTACGCGACCATCTCGGGCTTTGTAAGCGGCACCGACTACACGCTGGCTGGCGTGAGCAACACGGCCGTGGTGAACATCACGCGGTTCGACGTGAGCACCAAGGCTCTGCGTCGGTATCTCCAGGTCGAGGTGACGCCGTCCGCGTCGGCTGCGGGCGCGACGAACAACACCGTCGTGATCTCGGCTCGGCTGGGCCGTGGTGAGATCGGTGCTGATTCGACCGCTGATGCTGGCGTGAACGTGTGGGCTAAGGGCTGATTGACTGACGTTCTCCAACCATAGGAGGATGCCGTGGGCGCGGCGTCGTCTGTGGCGGGCGTAAAGCCCGCCGTGCTCAACACGGGCAGCGGGCCGGTGCGTCTGCACTGTGCTATGTCTGTCCCGAGGCTGGGCTGGCAGGATCACATGTTCTGCTGGCCAAGGGGCCTCATTCCATACGGCATCTCTCCGGTTCGCCTGGAGGGGGCGTTTTGGGGGCAGTGCCTAGAGCGTGTCCTGACGGACATGGTCGAAGCCGACGACGATCCCAAGGCGCCGCCGTTGTGGATCTTGACGCTGGACTACGACAGCATCTTCGAGCAGGACGCCGTGCCGCGGCTGCTGACGTATGCGGTGGCGAGCGGCTATGACTTCGTCGCGGCAGTGCAGATGAAGCGGCGAAATGACGAGCCGCTGTTCACGATGTGTGGCGAGAAAGGCGAACGGCTGGCAGAGGTTGGCCGGGACCACTTCGTATACCACAACGTCATCACGGCAAACACCGCGCACTTTGGGTTCACGCTACTGCGGGCTGATGCGCTCAAGAAAATGCCGCATCCGTGGTTCATCGGCAAGCCCGGCCCGAATGGCCGCTGGGACGAATCGCGTATCGACGATGACATCGCAATGTGGCAGTCGGCGCAAAAGGCTGGACTGAAGATTGGCGTGTGCCCTCGGGTCGTGCTGGGCCACGCCGAGGTGTGGATCAAATGGCCTAACGAGAACATGCAGGCCCTGCTGCAGCATCCCGGCGACTTCTGGGATCGCGGCGGCCGGCCACCGGAGAACGTGTGGAAATGACGCAGACTGTCGAACTGATCCCCGTCCGCATGCTGCGGTCGTATATGTCGTACCGCCCAGGCCAGGTCGTGCATGTCACTGGCGGGCTGGCTCGCACGCTCGAGTTGCAGCGATATGCCGTCCGCCACCAGGAGCAGCCGCAGCTGCGGTTCGCTACGGCACCGGAGCCCGAGGTGGAGCGTGCGGAGTCGCCGGTCGCCAAGCAGCGGAGGCGGAAGCATGCGTAACTGGGAGCTTCCTGCCACCGGCAGCCGCTACCGCAGCCTGGTTGTCTCGACGGCAAGCGGCACGAACGAGCGCCCTGTCAGCGTGTCCGAAGCGAAGGAGCACCTTCGCATTGTGGACTTTACCGACGACGACACGTATATCGGCGTGCTGATCGATGCTGCCGTGCAGTGGTGCGAGGATTACTGCGACCGCACCTTTGCGGACAAAGCGTACACCGTGGCGTTCGATGATTTTCCCGCTCTCCGGGTTGAGCTTCCGCGCCCGCCAATCCGGCTGAACGCGACGGCCACGAGCGCCACGGTGACTGTCACCTACGTCGATACGGGCGGCGCGACGCAGACCATTACGTGGTCGCAGTCTGGAACGCAGCAGTTCCGCGTAGACCGCGACCACGTTCCAGGCTTGATCTATCCGCTGTACCTGGAGGACTGGCCCAGCGTGCGGCTGGATGACAAGAGCGTGCAGATCACGTACCTGGCCGGATACGGAAGCGTAGCGGCTGTGCCTCCGCAGGCCAAGCACGCGATCAAGTTGCTGATCGGGCACTGGTACGCCAATCGCGAGGCGGTGCTGGTGGGCAGTATCTCCAAGGAACTGGAGTTTGCAGTTCAAGCCTTGTTGTCGCCGTTGCGATGGAAGCAGTATTGCTGAGGTGACGCATGCTGCGATCTGGTGAGATGGACCGAAAGGCGACGATTCAGACGCCTACAGACTCGGTCAACGAACTGAACGAGCCGACGCTGACGTTCTCGACCTGGAAGACGCGGATGATTGCCCTGCTGCCGCTGTCTGGCAGCGAGCAGGTGAATGCGATGAGCAACGAAGCCAGCGTGACGCACAGGGTGCGGATGCGATACACGGCCGGCTTGGTTCCCAAGATGCGGATCATATGCCAGGGTCGCACGTTCGAGATCATGTCGGTGCTGGAGCGTGGGCGACGGATGGAGCATGAGTGCATGGTGAACGAGGTGCTGGACTGATGGCAGACGGCGTTGTGACAAGCGTGGAAGGCGTTGAGCAGGTCCTGCAGGGCTTTCAGGTCCTGCCGCGCTCAATTCAGCGGAAGTACCTTGGTGCCGCTGTGCGAGAGGCATCCGCCAACGAGATTCCAGAAATCAAGTCGCTAACGCCCAAGGGGCCAACTGGAAACCTGCGTCGGTCGGTCGGGTTCAAGCTTGAGAAGAAGCGAAAGAACCAGACTGCTGTGGGTGTTCTTGGGTATCGCACAGCAGCCGGCGGCACAAATCGAGAAAAGGGCTTTCACGCCTGGTGGATTGAAAACGGCGTTGCCACTCGCACTCCGAAGGGCAATGTGCTCAGCGTTCCGCTGGCTTTCTCCAAGAAGTATCCGTACCTGATGGGCAAGGTGTCGAGCATCGGCGGCAACGTCCAGAACGTTTTTTTCTACGAGGTCTACGGTTTCGAGGGCACCGGCCGCTTTGGCAAGTGGGCTGACGCAAATCTGCCGCAAATCAAAGAGCGGCTGGTCGGAAAACTTCAGAGCAAGCTGGGGACGGCCATCGCCGAAGCAGAGCGAGTTGCCATTCGCCGGGCGACGAGGGCCAGGTAACCATGCCCGTCACTCACATCGACACCGCACTGGTCTCGCTGCTGACCGCCGCCACTGGCGTGACGGCGCTGGTGGGCACGCGGATATTCGCCGTGCAGGCGCCGCAAGGCAGTTCCCTGCCGGTGCTCGTCTACTCGCGAGATCAGGGTGATCGCGAGTTCGGTACACACATGACAGGGCACACCGGGCTGATGCGTGCGACGTACACGCTGTCGTGCGTCGGAGACACGCTATTGGCTGTGCGAAACCTGACGAAACAAGTCAGGCTGGCCTTACAATACAAGAGCAACGCCGATGTGCGGCTGGTGCGTGTCACGAATGACCAGGACACGCAGGAGCCGCCCAACAACGGCGAGCAGCTGCCCATTTACCGTACTGATCTCACGGTAGAGATCACGTACACCGAGTAACCACGCATGGAGGCGTGATAGCAATGGCGAACGACATCGGCCAGGGAACGACGATTTCTTTTGGTGGCATTCTCACGAACACCAGTAACTCGTCTACTTACAAGGTGAACGGCATCAACTGGGGCGGCATCTCGCGTGAGGTGGTCGATGCGTCGCACATGCTGACCTCTGGCGGCAAGGAGTTCCTTGCCAGCGAGAATTACGATCCGGGTGAAATCTCGGTAGAGATTCACTTCGACCCGTCGATCAGCCCAATTTCCGCGATGACTAATGTTTCCACCGCGCAAGTTGTTGCAGTGCGGTTTGCCAACGGCGGCACCAACACGGCTTTGTGGTCGGCCTACGGCTTCCTGTCACAGTTCGAGGCCGGTGCCCCGAAGGATGACATGATGACCGGCACGGTCACGATTAAGCTGTCTGGCAGCATCGGCTAATGATGACAGGAGACGCGGCCTGTGGCACTAACCCGTGATGAGATCAAGGCCCGGCGTGGCGTTCGCCCGCGTGAGGCCGTCGAGGTTCCCGAGCTTGGCGGCACGCTGTACGTGGCCAAGTTTTCGGCTCGCGACCGCGATCGGTTTGAGGAGATCGTGACCGGTGGCGTGCCGGGCAAGGTGAATCTTCGCAACGTTCGCGCCCAGGTGGTCGTGCTGCTGTGCGTCAAGGAAGACGGTACGCGACTGTTTGACGAGGGCGACGCCGAGTGGATCGGCGAACTGGAGAGCGAGGCTGTCCAGCGGATTGTGGACGCGGGCTTTCGGCTCAACGGCCTCGGCACCAACGCTATCGAGGAGGCGGCAAAAAACTAGAACGGCGACCGGTGATGACGTTCCTCTACCGGCTCGCCTTGAAGTTGGGCATATGGGACGTGGAACGGCTGGCAGACGAGATGCCGGTCGATCAACTCTACGGCTGGCTGGCGTACTACCACCTGGAGCCGTGGGGTGACGAATACCTGCGGTGGGCACAGAGTCACGCACAGTTCCGTAACGCACACTTCAAGGGACCGAGGGCTAAGCCGCACGACTACATGCCCGTGGAAAAGCGACAGCAAACGCAAGAGCAGATGTGGCAGGTTCTTCAGTCGATTCCACTTCCACGGTGACGCGAGATGGCAAACAACTTTGGTCGCGTCAACGTCTCTATCACAGCCAGCACCGGCGGGCTCACTGCCGGGCTGAGCCGGGCAAGCGGCCAGCTGCGTGGTTTTGCGACTGACGCACGCAAGCAGACGGGCGGGCTCGGCGGATTGTTCAGCGACGCGGCCCGCAATGCCCTCGGTCTTGGCAGGGCCAGTTCGCTTGCGGCCGTCGGCGTTTCTGCGTTGTCCGTGGCGATGAAGAGCCTGCTGCTGCCGCTTGGCATCGTCGCGGCGATCGCGGCCCCGTTTGCGGCGTTCGCCGCCGCCACGGCTTCGGCTGCTCAACTGGATGACCTTTCACAAGAACTGGGCACTACAGTTGCCGACCTGCAATTGATGACGCAGGTGGCAGATGAGTCTGGCGCCAGTCAGCAGCAACTCACAACTGCGTTGCGGCGTACCACGCGAATGGTCGGCGAACTAGCGCAAAGCACTCCAACTGCCGTCAAGGCGTTTGGCCAGTTGGGGCTGACGATGCAGGATTTGGCCGGCATGAGCACGGCGGACCAGTTCGCTCTGATTAGCCAGCGTATCGCAGCGTTGCCGCCGGCCATGCAGGCTGCTGCCGCCGTAGACATCTTTGGCCGCAGCGGCCAGAGCATGCTCAACTTTATACGTGGTGCCGGGCAGGCCACTGCCGAGGTAAAGCGTCTGCAAGAGGCTCTCGGCGTGACCCTTAGCGACAGGCAAGCAGCCGCTATTGCGTCAATGGAAGACGCGCTCAAGCGACTCGGCATGCCCATCCAGGGATTCATCAATCAGTTTCTGGCGGAACTGGCCCCCGCCATCACGACCGTCTCTAACCTCATCGTCGCGTTCTTCGCGGAGAACGCCAAGGGCTGGTCTATGGCCAAGATGTTGGCCGATGGGCTTGTCGTCAGTATCCGCATGGTCGTTGGTGCCATGACGCTGCTGACAGGCATCTTCCAGGTGTTCATGGCCCTGGGCTCGCAGATCGGGCAGATGTTCAGCGAAGTGTTCAGTATCATCCTCGACGGCGTGGCCAACGTCATGGACGGCATGGCTGGGCTTGCCGAGGCTGCCGGATTCGAAGGGCTCGCAGATTCGCTTAGCCAAGGCGCTCAAGGAGCGGCACAGCTGGCGAATGGTGCCAGCCAGATGGGCCAAATGTACGGGCAGTCTGCTGCCGACGGCTTCGCTAATGCCCTGGAAAACATCGGCAATCCGTTCGGGGCCTTCGATCGCGAGTTTGCCAAGGCGCAGCAAGCAGCACAGGACAGCGCCGCTGCCCGTGCCGGTGCGAATGCCGGTGCCGCCGCCGGCCAGGGGGTGGCCGCCGCCATCGGTGCATCGACGCAATCGCTGCGTGCCGTTGTGGTCGGCAGTTCGGAGGGTGAGTCGCTGCGGGCGAGCATCGCACGCGGCGCCGACCCGCGGCTCGAGGGCGGCAACGACGCGAAGCGGACGGCCGACAACACCGAGCGAACTGCTGACGGCATTGACGAACTGGTCGCCACGATGGGCGACTCTGGCTTTGGCCAAGTAGAAATCGCGGTGGCGTGATGGCAATCGTAGACGTTCGACAGCTGCGGTCATTTCGGTTCACCGAAACTCGCTCAGACAAGAACACGATTCAGTACGGCGGCAGCGTCGATCTGCTTGTGGTGTGCGACGCCAAAGACCCGTCCTTTGGCGACATCAAGAACGACACCAACACCTGGCCCAATTTTTTCAACCGCACGATTCCGCAGATTGGAGATTCGGAGAACGTCGGCGGTATTGAACTAAACGTTACGTCGCGTGACTTCCAGTATTTCAAAGATAACGACCGCTCTGTTGTGGTGTCGGTCAAGTACGACGCCAAGCCGGTGGAGCAAGATCCGCCCAACCCAGAGCAACCAGAGTTTTTCAAGAAGTGGTCGTTTCAGGCGGTGCAGACAACGCAGCCAGCAAGCGAGAGTTTTGACGAGGACGGCAACGACCCGAAGATTCCAGTGAACTCGGCGCAAGATCCCGTCGAGGGGCTGACTGAAGAAGTGGCGTTGATTCGCGGCACGTACACAAACTCTCGCGTAGAGTCGCCTGATTTCGGCGTGCTCTGGGGATACATGAACTTCATCAACAGCCAGGCGTTCTTGGGTGCAGGTAAACGCACACTAAGAGTCACGGGCGTAGGTGCAGACTTTGACGAAAAGAATCAAGTGTGGAGCGTCAGCGTTGAAATGACGTACAAGTCGGACACGTGGGCTATCCGGTACTACGACGTTGGCTACAACGAGATTGTCAACGGAGAGCGCAGGGCGATCCTAGACAAGAGCGGCAACCCGGTTTCAAGGCCCGTGGCATTGAACCCGGATGGCTCTGCTAAGCCGGTCGGGCAGCTGCCAGACAAAATCACAGTATTGCCGTATGCGGAGCGAGATCTTTCTGCGCTGTTTTCAGAGGCTGGAATCTAAGGAGTGACCGATGGCCAATGAGATTACTGTGTCCGTGTCGGTCGCTGTGTCAAACGGCAATCACAACGAGACGTTCGCCGCCAGTGGCATTCGCGTTGACCAGGCCACGCAGGGCGCTGCCGGCGGCGTCGTGTCTGTCGGTACGAACGTGCAGACGCTGTCGCTAGGCAGCGTGTCGGCCGCCGGGTACAGCGGTTTCCGCAATCTCTCGACGGCCACCAGTGGAACGGCATACGTCTCGCTTGGCCACTACGACGGCACGAACCTGCAGGAGTTCTGCCAGCTCAAGCGTGGCGACGCCGCAGCGTTGCGGCTGGTGCCCACAATTACGCTGGGTGCCAAGGCGTACGGCACGGCAACCAGGATTCGCTACGCCGTGTTCGCGGAGTAAGTCGTGGCCAGCACGTACGGCTTCAATCTGAACGACGCCAAGCGGATCGCTCGCAGCGTTCGCCTGGTGGAGCGCGATGAGCCGCGGCAGGACTTGGCTGCCCCACAATTGGGCGCAGCGTCACGCGGCGTGCGACTGCTTCTCGCGAAGCACGCCGGTAGCAGCTGGCCCACTTCGGCATCTGCCGTGGTGACTGTCTACAACGGCGAGCCAGGCAGCCTCACCACCGCAATCACGCTGGTGGCGCACAATCAGTTCCTCGAGATTGCCACTGGCACCTCCTGCACCAATCGATGGGTGGCACTCGGACACAACGGCTTCGGATGGTACGCGATTGCGTTTGACAGCGAGTGCACAAACACGTGCACGACCGAAGTGGCCGGGTACGACTTTGCGAAACTGCCGGGATATGACCGCACCAAGATTCAGCTGCTCGGGCACAACAGCGGCGCGACGGCGACCGACAGCACGGACTGCGTCAGTATCCGCTGGTACGACATCACCACCTGCTCTACCGCCACATGACGCTCATCACGTTCCAAGACGGCAAGCCCGTCCTGCGTGACGGCAAGGTCGGCACGGAGCAGGAGTGCTGCTGCCAGTGTGGCCGCTGCATCATCGACGGTGAATGGGATTGCCGCTACGCAACAAAAGCACAGTGCGAGGAATGCACAACTACGTACTACTGCGAAAACCTTGAGACGGCCGATGTGACAGTTGTCGATGATTGCAGTGAATGCGTCGGCGAGAACGTCTACTGTTACTCGACAATAGAAGGGCCGTGCGGAACGTGGGAGCCTAATGCACCGTGCGAGCCTTGCCCGTGCGAAGAAAACGCAGACTGTCCTGAAGGGCAAAGCTGTTGCGACGGCATTTGCCGCGAGCCGATATGTCCTGACGTGAAGTATTACCACATCGTTTTTCACATCCCGGCAGTCCCTGGCCCCGCTGGGACTTCAAAGGTATGTCAAAGCAATCTAGACCAATTGCTTCTGGATCCGTGCGGCATGGCTGGCATTAGCCGCTCTGTCTCATATGGTCCATTTTTTAACTGCGGCCTTACGGTATCTGCTGAAATTGGCGCAGGCTGCATTCTGCAAAATATTGTCGTGACTCAAACCAGCGGCCCCGATTGCAACGACAACAAGCCAGAGTTTGTCGAGATCGTCGAGATCGAACAAGCAGACTGCGAAACCGTATTTATCCCTGACTGATCATGGCAAAGATGCAACTGACGCCGATGACCTGCACGCCGCACAGTGACGGCTGGGAATGCGTCTGCCAGTGCGGCTATGTGACGCACGCAAAGGCTGGCACGGCGTATCACGTTTGCGAGACCAGCAAGCCGCGGGCGAAGCCCGGCCTTGGCGACATGGTGGCTACCGGGCTCTCTGCCGTGGGCATCACCAAGGAGCGGGTGCAGGCCGTGGCATCTGCCGTCGGCGTCGAGGACTGTGGGTGCAAGAAGCGGCAGGAAGCGTTGAACAACCTGGGCCGGAAGTTCGGTATCGGTTGACGCCCCCGCTACCGTGGCGTGCGAAAGGAACGCCATGGCCGGTTGGCTCATCATCCTCACTGGCGGCATCTACGCGGTGGTGGCCGCGGATCTGTGGTGCCACGGCAAGACCGGACTGGCTATCGCGTACCTGGGCTACGCCTTCGCCAACGTCGGGCTGTACATGGCCGCGAGGTGACGCATGCCAGACGATCACGTATTCACGCTGAACGGTGACGAGCGATGGCTCTTGCGGTTCACCACGCTGAAGGGTGCGGCCTACGGGTACACGTTCTCGCAGAAGGCGAAGCACCCGCGCATCATTCTTGACGCTCGCATGCGTGGGCGGAAGAAGCTCGAGGTGCTGGTGCACGAATTGCTGCACGCCCTCAATCCGACGCAGAGCGAGGAGCATGTTGAGCAACAAGGCAAAGACATCGCAAAGGTTCTCTGGAGTCTCGGATACAGGGAGGTACCGCATGGCCAAGCCGAGTAGTTTGCTCGACGCCGTCCGCGAGCATGTCGTGGATCGTTCCGGCAGTTGGTTTGACAGGATGCCCGCCGAGGCACGCGAGGAACTGCTGTCGGTGCGTGAGAGTTTCCGGCGCGGCGAACTTGGCAAGTTCCCGTACAAGGTGGCCGGCGGCTTGCGGAAGGCTATCGAGGCTAGAGGCTGGCCACTACCCGGAGAGAAAGGAATTGCCGAATGGCTCAAGGAAACGGACTGAAGGCGGCCGTGGCCGAGCACCTGGCGAACGAGCAGCAGCTCGCCGCCGACGCGGAACTCGCGCGGCTGCGTTCCGAGGTGGCGTCGCTGAAGGGCCGCTACAAGGCGGCGTTGCAGCAGATCGACCGGGAGCGTGAGCGTGCTGATTCGCTCGTGCAGTTGCGGGGCATCGAGCCGGTCGTTCCATTTTCTGAAAAACGGAAAGCGACGAAGCACGCCGCCACGATGGTCGTGCTGCTCTCGGACATTCACTGCGAAGAAACCGTGCGGCCCGAGACGGTGAACGGGCTGAACGAGTACAGCCTCGACATCTGCGATGCCCGGCTCGCGGAACTCTGGCAGCGATTCTTTGCCATGCTTGAACACGAGCGGCAACTGTGCCGCATCGACCGGGTGTGCATCTGGCTCGGTGGCGACCTCATCAGCGGCATGATCCATCCCGAACTCGCCGAAGAGAACAGCCTGCACCCCCTGGCGGCGAAGCGGTGGATCGGTTCCCGCCTACGCGGATTCATCGACGCCGCGAGCGAGCGTGTGAAAGAAATCGTGGTCGCAACTTCTTGCGGAAACCATGGCCGCACCACGGAAAAACTGCGGACCAACGAGGCAGACACGTCATACGAACACGACCTGTACCTGACGATGCAGGCCGAGGAGCGGCGCAAGAACGTCCGCTGGCAGATCGGCGAGGGGCATCTGAACTACGTGGACCTCGACGGGTTTCGCGTGCGGTTCACGCATGGTCACTCAGTGAAATATCAAGGCGGCATCGGGGGTGTGCATGTGCCACTTCGCAAGAAGATTGCGGCATGGGATGCCACGAGCCGCGCCGACTTGACGTGCATCGGACATTGGCACCAGTTCAGTTGGGGTCGTTCGGGCCGCTACATCACGAACGGAAGCGTTATCGGCTACTCCGCATACGCCGTGCGTATCGGTGCTGAAGGCAGCGAGCGTCCGTGTCAGGCGGCGTTCGTGATCGACCACGGCAGGAACGAAGTCACGAAGGCATATCCATTGTTCTGTGACCGGGATCTACGAAAGGGAAAGGCATGACCACGACACTCGA